ATCATCGCTAGAAGAATACCCCTTTTTACATATGGACATAACGCCTCGCGAACTTGCGGGATGGGATTTGAAAATAACGATTCCGGTCCATGTAAATAGCCGTGCTATACTTAAAGAAAATTATGGTTGTTTTTATCATATCGTCAAACATGTGTATAGAGAGGCGTGGATGGCCGATTATATAAAAAAACAAATAGATAGACTAATGCGAGATTGCTTTTATAGTAACGATTTTGTTGCGTTCACTTCAACGTCGATTAAAGAAGTGCGAGTCACCAAAACATGATTTACTATACTTGTTTTTTTCAATGTATACTATAACTAACAATGTATTCAATATTTGCACACATTTCGGGGATAGCTATTTTAGAAATATGTTTCTTTTTCTTTTATGTGGGGCCAATGGAAACGAGAATGTTTGAAAAAACTGTAAAACAACTTACAAATGAACCGATTATTGATTTTAATCTTGCGATGATTGAACAGCCTGATTATAAACTCGATGTGCAAAAGTTTATATATATTGCGTTCAACTCGGTAAATACTCCGTCGAGCTCGGTAACAATTGACGATTTTTCAGAAAACAGTCAAAAAGAACTATTGTATGAAATGGAAGAGTTGCGTGATTCGGGAATTGCGCGTAGAGATGAAAAAAATAATGAATTGTTTATAAGCACAGTAGAGTATTGGTCCATATTATGTGCATTTACATTAATATTATTTGTAACAGAAAGGATGTGTTGTAAACAGAAAGCAAAAGACGAAGTCGGAATAACGACGGTATTTTCCGATGACGACATTGACGGAATAGAATTAGGCGAAGGTCGATACCGAAAAGGTTCCATTGATGTATATTCCGACGACCCATTATTAGATACACCCGATGAACATGTTAGCTATACTGACCGATGCTGCAATACATGCAAACAGAAATGTAACAGAAAATTTGTGAATAATATAGTGTATTACACATCATTCGGAGGGTGTTTAATAACGTTTCAATATCTATTTTTCCAACATGTGGTATATTATTATATGCCCCTTTCCATAGAAGAGGTGAAATATTTAATATATATCGCATTCGCATCTCAAATTCCTTCTATACCGCAATCTTAATCTAATTTAGCGATTATATAATATTATAATCGTTAAAAACTAAATAATTACTCAAAAGCTTTCATAAACGCGTCATTGTTCGGTTGACGACCAAGTAAATTATTCATCATATCAAATCCATTTTCGGTGCCTCCCTTTTCAAGAATGCATCTTCTATAATGTAATCCAATTTCTCGGTTAAATATGTCTCCTGAATCTTTAAAATGTTGGAATACTTCTGCGGCATATACCTCACTCCATAAATAACCATAATATCCACTTTCATATCCGCCCATCAAATGTCCAAAATTCGCCGCCATACACGATTCACCGTGAATGAGTGGACTTAGTTCAGATTGGATTTGGTCAAACAATTGTTCGGCGTCCATTGTATTATCACTAGAGTGTAATTTCATATCGTAAATAGTAAACATGAGTTGACGAATATAGTGCAAACCGTTAAACATGTGTTTATTTTTCTTTATCTTTTCCATGAGTTCGACGGGAATCGTTTCACCAGTTTTATAATGGCTACTAATACGTGTTAAGAATTCTTCTTCATAGCACCAATTCTCAAGGGCTTGACTCGGACATTCCACAAAATCAAGTTCTACAGAAGTTCCACTGAACATAGCAAATCGATTGATACTTAGCAGTTGATGAAAAATGTGTCCGAGTTCGTGAAAAAATGTTTCTACTTCTCCGAAAGTGAGCAGACTTGGCTTTTCTTTCGTTGGGCGCGTAAAGTTACAAACCATAGCAGAAACGGGAGTGCTTCTTGTCGAATCTCCTGAATTTGTTGTGGGAATATAAGCAGGTTTTAATGTAAATGCGGCTGCATGTCCATATTTACCGTCACGAGGATATAAATCAACATAAAAATGTCCAATCAAATTACATACATTATCAGAAGTATTATCATATACAGCATAACATTTTACAGAATCATGCCATGATTGGTCTGGATTAACTGAAACTTCTTTAATATGAAGGCTAAATATGTCTTCAAATGTGCCTAGAAGATTGGGTAATAATGTTTCCAATGGAAAATATTCCTGAACCAACTTTTGGTCATATTGAAGAACCTCTTTTTTATACAGATTTGTATAGTAAGAAAGATTCCATGATTCCATATCATCTTTATTAAAATGCTTCGCAATTATATCTTTATCCGATTTTGATGCAGACTTCATCTTGTCTAACAATTGTGTTACAAAATCGTCAACCTGTTCTGCATTTGACGCCATTCTGCGGTGTGATAAAACATAATCTCGGTAACTAGAATATCCAAGTAATTTCGCCTTTTCTTTTCGCAAAGCAAGAGTTTCTTTTAATATGTTTTGGTTACCGAACGGTTCTTTACCCCGTAATCCAAACAGTTTACTTAACGTTTTGCGTGTATTTTCAACATTACAGTAAGGCATAATCATATTTATATGGTCATACTGTGTAGTTATTTTGTATTCGCCGTCCTTTTCTTCGAGAGTGTCGATGAAATCACTGGCTACACCATCTAGTTCTTCCTTTGTAAAAAAAATGTGGTCGGTGACTTCATTTAAATTATTTCCATAATTGATGCTCATTTCATCAAGTTTCTGACTAATAGCTGCGAGTTTATCACGTGTATCCTTATCAAGGTGAATACCCTTATGTTTATATCCCTCCATTGTGCGCTGTAAATATAACTGTTCCTCTCCTTCAAGTTCACTTTTGAACTGAGTATGAAATTTGTCGATTGTATTATAGACATCAACATTCATAGACCATTTATTACCAAATTCGGATACTTTTTTAGAGGCTTCAACTGAAGCTTCACGGACAGATTGTTCGGGGTGGACGTATTGCATAAAATCCATACATTCTAATTTTAAATCCCAATCGTCGGTTTGTTCGAAATGTTGGAAAAATTCATTCTTGGTGGAAAAATCTCTACCAATAAAATCGGTATACCAACCATTATATTGTTCAAGAATTGAAGCACATTGAGTTGTGATAGAACCTGCAGTAAGAGGAAAATCGAAGTTAGCTGGTAACGCCATGGATGCTGCTAATAATAATAATACAATCAATTATTTATATTGTATTATTTCTAACTATTTATTGTAAAGGTTGTTATACTTAGAGTCCTCCGGGGAAACCAACAAGGTTAGCACCAATACCGAATCCGGCACCACCACGTGCAGAAGAGGCCATTGTTGGGACAAAGACATCTAACACGCTGAATGTAGCAGCGGCGGTAAGGGCGATGATGATAACCTCCTCAACCTTAAGGGATTGCTTAGGGATAGCATAGGCAGCAATAGCCACCATGAGCCCCTCAATCAAGTATTTGATAGCACGCTTAACAAGTTCGCTAAAGTCGAATAATCCGCTCATTGTCTGTTTATAATATAAGTAACGAAAAAAAAACTAACATGGATAATACTAATATGCTAAATATCAAGAATATTCTTTTGTTACAAAATTACTTAAACATTGATATATGTATTATCTCATAGTTTTACTAAATGACTAGTGTTGAACGAAAAAATTTGAGCGACGGAACCCCTAATCCTAAATATGTAGATGTTCTAGATGAGGATGCGGGAATATCCGGACAAAAATTTACATGCATTTCTTTCTTGTCTCCCGAAAAGATTCTAGAAAAACGCGAGTCATATTTGTTTCAACAATTCGTGCAACAGTGGGATTTTACCAAATCAATGACGAAGTTTGGCGATTTTGTGAATTTTATTTCTTATAAATATAACCTGAATGTTGAGAATGTAATGGCGGATTACAATGATTTTTGTAAAGAGGAACAAGAACGCCTAAAAGAGGGTTCGGTATCAGATGATTATCAGAATTTTTTGGATAAGAACGAGGAACGATTCACCGAAACATTTAACCGCGACCATGCATTCCAAACATCCGTTCGTGGGTTGAAAAACAGAGGTAATTTCCCAACACAAGAAGAAGCCGAACAACATTGTAAACGTTTGCGCGAGAAAGACCCCAATCATGATATTTTTGTCGCACCCGTAGGCATTTGGCTTCCATGGGACCCCAATGCATACAAGACTGGTCGCGTTGAATTTATGGAAGACGAGTTGAATAAGCTTCATCAAGAAAAGATGAAGAACGAGGCGAAAGCAAAGGACGAATTTGATAAGCGTGTTAAAGAGGCTAAAGAGAAGGCCATTGCCGATAATATCAAGAAGGCGGAGGAGTCGGGTAATGTGTTAACTCAAACATTGAACGATGAAGGTGAACTAGTCGGGGTTAAGGATACCATTGATTTTGAAACTCGCGATGTAGCAAATGATGAAGACCGTGAGGCACACGCGAAGGAAGTCATTGAAAATGCAGGTACGTCTGCTGCGGATATTCAAACCGAGTTTGCTGATTCAAGTAAAACGGAGTAAGTATATTGAAATATAATTAAAACATACAAAATCGTTTATTTTCTATGTTTTTTTACCATTTACTAGACGATGTCTTTTTTACATTTATTTGTTGCCCCGTTCTACGTTTTCCTTTACTTGGGTCATATGCTTCGTCTTCATCATCAGAACCCATACTCTTGGAAATATCCCAAAACTCTTTTGAACCTAGTTTAAAATCGGGTCTATTTTCCGCTTTATACCAGAAAATTTGGTCATATAATTTATTGGATTTCGCATTGTTATTGATCACTAAACACTCATAATTTTCAGTGGTTTGGTCCATTACAGATGAGAACGACTCTAATGTAGGAAACATGGAAGCATAATTTTCCCAAATACGTTTTCTATTCGTCATATAGGGTTCACGTAAAATAAACACATAATCAATGTTTGTTCGTAAATTAGGAGGTATGCCTAAAGGATATTGCATAGTAATGATAAGCATCACCTTCCAATGACGACCATTCATAAAGAGTAATCGCATCATTTTATCGCGTGTCCAAGTTTGGTCATATAAACAATCGTCTAGAATTACGAAGGTTCGGGGGTCTATTGTAGTTTTTTTATACACTTCCATGTCCTTATTCATTTGTTTAAGAACCGCCTTTTGACGTCGCAATACATTTTCAATAAGAACCGAATTATATTCCTCATGAATAAATAATTTCGGAACATGCTTGGCGTAAAATCCATTTCCTGCCTCTGTTCCGGATATAACGGTTCCAATTGGTACATCTTGGTGGTGATACAGTAAATCTCTTACTAAAAACGATTTACCCGTATCACGACGACCAATCATCACAATAACCGGACCTTTATTCTCATTTGGTTTAAATGTTATCCATCTCATATCAAATTTTTTCAGTTCTAAAGTCATGATGTGATATATACTAAAGTTTTTAGATTAAAAATACAGAATGCAGACGGATAAATAATTCACGTTTATTTCTGTCGAATATTCTGTTTATACACCCTATAATAGAAAACTACGAAAATGGTGAAATTTACACTAAATTATTCGAAACCAACCAAGATTAACCTAGATATTTTAGGAGAACAATATCAAAATCATACTGGAGAGACTATTAACGGTATTCAATACAATCCGTATAATATACAACATTTGCAATTATATAATCCTATTTATACCTGTTTTTTTGATATGAATAATAAAAATTTCGACCGCATCGCATTGAATCACCCATATCATATAAACGATTTAACGCATGTTCAAAATATAAATACTTCCGACGTAAGTGAAAAAAATGTGTTTGTGAAATTCTCGCCCCTTATTGACCCTTATCGATACATGATTGGTAAATATGATATCGATAATCCGAACATTCGAACAATGCCTCGATTTGATTCAACCGATGAGAGTGTCCACCAAAAAATAATATGTCCTCATAATGCTTCTTACGTCGACGCATTTTTCAGTTACCTTTCTAGTAATTTATTACATACTCACGATTTTATACATAGTGTCGATTATTATGGTTCATATACCGGTTTACAAGATTCTTTTCGTGTATCCATTTCCGATGATTTGGAATTTTTACGCAATTCTCGCTTTTTTAATGATAACATCGGAAAACTTTTTGTTATTGAAGATAACGAATTATTACATAATGGATTAAATGTGATTGCGGGCTCGAGACAAAATAAACATCGATTATTATTGGAAGATAATGACGATATCAATCTGGACTGCGATTTGTTACCTGATATCGAAAGTGAACCTATTGATAATAATAGCGAGGAAAATATGGAAACTATATACACCAAACAGTCTCGA